CTCTGCGAAAGCATCATCCTTGGTTTTACTGAGCGGCAAATCGGCCACTCAAACGCACCTTCGATAAGTGTTGGCCCATAGGAAAGGCGAACACAATCTAGGGATTTACTCTATAGCCGAATTAGAATTCGGCGAGAGGGAGCTCGATAGCTTCGTAACTGGGCCTCGAAGGAGGACAGTAGTGTTCGTAAAAGGGTCGAGTGACCCGTTTATTAACAGCTTTCGAAGTATATCTGATGGTGAATGGTCCGCGGGATTTAGCACCCCGTAGAATAGCCATTCTCTCAATGCCGTTTAAGGCCTCTTCTGATAACTCAAGATCTTTCCTTATTGATGTTGATTTATCAAGAACTGCGCGAGACAGAAGCTCGGTCCATGACCAAGAGCTTTTCCGCCTGTTCCAGTAACATGACAAACCTTCATGCATCATAATATCTAGCGGGACACTGAAAGCAGTGTCTCCGGGTTCCTTACCAGGCCTAATGTATTGGCCAGTTTGGATACCTTTTAGATATTTTTCCTTCCTGCCGTATTTTAATACTAAAGGGGGAGTATGAGCAATCGATCTTAGAACTTTCTGAATAGCTTCTCCGAAGTATTCAGTGCCCAAAGATCGATAGAAAGTGTTATGAAGAGCAAACAATTGACGTACATCAGTCAGTTGCTTTTTGAGATATACGGGACGACAGTCCCGACCATCGTACCAATCTGCCCCACAAGATTCGCGGAATGGGCCTACAATGAACGACTTTTCAGTGTTCACGATAAAGCCACAAGAGCGTAATACTTCGTTGAGAAGTAGTGCGCCTGACTGCCTAATAATGATATCATCCCCGTAGACACTAAAGTCATAGGGGTTGTCATCAGTTTCGGTGGTCACTGCGAATGTCAAAGCAGCATAAATGATGCTTTGGAGTGGGAAACAGAAACCATTGCCCATAGTCATGAATTTATGATACGGATGTATCTTTCCATTCAATTCATATGAGGATACTCTGACCTGATTCAATAGGTCAAACCATTCCTTGGGTAATAGATCTCTAACCAATTCAAACGGTACACTGTCTGAAGCGGAAACTAGATCTATCGTACAGTAGGGATTAGACTGATTCGGGAGACTACCTATCAACGCAAGTTGACGGTTTATTTCCTGGTTAGCCAAATCGATGCCGCAAAAGCGCTTTAAAAGACGCCTGAGCACAACATCGATCCCTTTCTGTATGAACCCATTCAACATTGGTTCTATGGCAATACTACGGTGAGTACGTGCCGTTTTTGGTACAAAGCTTACTTTATTACATAACGTCTGGCTAAATAGCTCTTCACGCACGATCGAATTAAACCTCGATCGATCGTAACACTTGACTTTTCCAGGAAGGATAAAGTCTCGCGTACACGAATTGCGCCAAAGGGCTTCAATAGCTAAAGGTAACACAGAACGCGTTCCGGTCCAACCGTCAGCCCCGAGTTTGCGGGCTAGGTTGGTCTTATTACCGTGAACGTTAACTG